ATACAATACCAAAAATAGTAAATATTATGACAATCCAAGCTATCCCTCAGGACACTGTGATGATAATCGCATACTATCCAATCCACTACGGCTCAGATTACTTAGGTTACAGCATCAAAAGCATATATGACCGAGTCGACCAGATTCATATTTTATACGCACAGAAACCATCGCACGGACACGGCACAGATCTCAAAAATCCAGACTCATTCGACAAACTGCAGCAAGCAAGCCTGCAGTTCGGAGATCCCCAGAATAAAATAGTATGGCATCACGGTGAATGGCCATATGAAGGTGCTCAACGAGACACCATCAATAAAATCGCTTCAAAAGTAAACGCCGACATGATATTGGCAGTCGACGCAGATGAAATATGGGACGAAAAAGTTCTAGACCAGGCAGTGACAGCCGCATTCCAAAATAACAAAAAATATAACCTAATCAGAATGCTAACATTCTGGCGATGTTTCAATAAAGTAGTAACAGATGAAATGTGCCCAAATAGGATAATTCTACCAAAAGCAGAAGAAGGCACTAATTATCTCACCGGAAGGGTACACCACTTCGGATACGCCAGAACAATCGATAACATAGAATACAAAATATCAATTCACGGCCATAAAAACGAATGGCGAAAAGAGTGGCTAGAGATCTATAAAAACTGGCCCCACTCAAGGAATACCGACCTGCATCCAACATGCGAAAACATGTGGACCGTAGAAGACTTCGATAAAACCACCCTGCCAGAATACATGCATCAACACCCATACTACGATTTAGAAATAATCTAAGAGGTAAAAATGGGCGACCTAAAAATGGGCAAAGGATCATACGGAAGTATAGTGAGGCGAGGAGTCCACAATAGCATAACAGTTGGTAATTATTGCTCAATAGCAGAAGGTTGTATCTGTGACGGCGGTTTCGGCCACAACACAAAATTCGTAACAACCTATCCTCTAAACGTCAACATGAGAGACTGTGGTCACCTCACCGGACACCCTGTCTGGAAAGGTGACATAGTAATAGGGAATGATGTATGGATCGGCGAAAACTGCATGCTCATGAGCGGAATAACAATCGGAGATGGAGCAGTAATCGGCGCTAGATCAATAGTCACCAAGAATATACCACCATATTCAATAGCAGCAGGCTCCCCAGCCAGAGTAATAAAAAACCGATTCAGCGATGATCAAATAGCTAAGTTATTAAAAATAAAATGGTGGGACTGGGACGAACAAAAAATAGTCGACAATGCTCACCTGTTAATGAACATTGATATCGATAACTTCCTATCATTACACTATTGAAAGAAAACCAATGCTAGACTCTGCTAGGAACCTGTCGACGACTACAAGAGACACTGTTAACCAAACAGACATTTCAAAAAACATAGACAAAATAGAGAACACGTTTACTAAATATTATACGGCATCCCCAGGTGCAGAACACTATAGGCTACTAGCATACATCAGTTACTTCACTAATGGAATTAATATCCTAGATATCGGTACTTATCTAGGATACTCATCGATAGCATTAAGTCAAAACAACAACAATAAAATTGTATCATACGACGTAAACAAACAACACAACCAAGAAGATCATGATAATGTCACTTACCGTATAGGAGATGCTAGAGATTTTGAGGATTTTGAAAATACAAAAGTAATATTATTAGATACCTATCACGACGGAGTATATGAAGAACAGTTCATAGAGCATTTAAGGTCGATTAAATGGCATGGCTTACTTATCATGGATGATATCCACGAATTTCCAAAGCTGAAAGAATTGTATAACAAGTTGCCAGAAGAAAAATACGACATAACAGATATTGGCCACTGGTCAGGGACTGGCATAGTACTATTTCAAAACTAAACTATAGACTCTTAGACACAATTGGGTATCACGGTATAATGATTAATCTTAACAGGATCACCGCAGTCTGCTGGGATGGGCGTCCTTTAACACCAGAGCGTTCATCAAGATATCAAGCTATTTTTAAACACATGTCAAACAAGTTCCAATTTGCTGCGATCAATTTATATATAAATGGTGACTTTAACTATGAAGGAGTAAAAGTAATAAACATAAATGAATCAAGCATAAACGATTATAATGTATGGTGCCAAGTGAAATTAGCTGACTCCTTTAACACCGAGTTTGTGCTAGTATTTCAAGATGATGGCTTCCCAATTAATCCTGAAAAGTGGAAAAATGAGTTCTACGAATATGATTATATAGGTGCACCATGGCCCCTATATATGGGATGGCCAAAAGAAAATTTTCAGGTAGGCAATGGTGGCTTTAGTTTAAGATCAAAGAAAATATGTACACGAGTACAAAAAATGCCAGTTTCAACTAGCAATGAAGATGCTATCCTCTGCTCAAACTATAAGCCAATGTTTGAAAGAGAGGGCTTTAAATGGGCTCCTGTAGAGGTGGCTAAAAGTTTTGCTGTTGAATTCCCAATAGACGAAAACCATTCATTGACCAGTGCGTTTGGTTTCCATGGTAATGTGCATAATCATGAAATATCTAAGATAATATTTTAATATTTCTGGCCTACACCAAAGATAGTCAGCTTTCTGGATCAATCATCAGGCTTCTTCCTCTATTTAAAAAATAGCTTTTTTATTTTTTTAGGTTTAGAAATGTTTTACAAACTACGATAAAAAATATTGTAAGGAGCCAATTAATGAGCATTATGATAGGCATACCAGTAATTTATAATGAGACTTGTGTAAGGATATGTTTAGAACATTTACAAAACCAAAACGCCGAAGTATTCATAATAGACAACAACTCAGATGAATCGATAAAAAGAATTATCGAACCATACAGGAAAATAGTAAACCCCCAAAATGTATATGTGAACCCAGCATGGAACCAAATATTAGAAGAATTCCTAAAAACAGACCATGACGTACTGGTCATAATGAATAGTGACCTATATCTTAATCACAACGTGGTTAAAAAACTAAGCGAATTGAAACTAGACAGAGATGAAATAATAGCGTGTCTAAACCTAGTAGACAGCTTCAGTGATTGCGAAAGGCAAATAACCCACGCAAGCGGCGGCATAGCAGGCGTCTTTATTCCTTTGACCAAAAAAATGGCAAGAGAAGTATACCCAATACCGCCAGAAATAAAAATATGGTACGGCGATAACTGGATATATGAAAAGCTCAAGAAAATAGGCTACAAGCTGACGATCTTTAACGATTTACAAGCCCAGCACATCTGGAGCAGTAGCGTTAGCGTACTGCCAGAAGCACACCAAGTTATAGAACAGGACCAACTAGCATGGCCGACAGTACAGACACGCATCTGAGCCGCGACATCATAATTAACAGACTGATCCAACAAAAAGAATACAAATCATACCTAGAAATAGGAATCCAATATAAAGTAAATTGGAACCTGATTAAATGCCAAGACATGGTCGGCGTAGAACCATCAGCAGATGAAATGCACGACGACAGAATAATCAAAGTAACAAGCGATCAATACTTCGAAACCCATAACAAAACATTTGACATAATATTCATAGACGGTGACCATAATGAATCAACCGTGAGTAGAGATCTCTTGAATTCATTCAGAGTGCTAAACGAAGGAGGAACTGTTGTGTTACATGACACTTACCCTCCGGAAGAGGAGTTCACCCACCCGTACAGATGTGGTACAGTATACGAAGCTGTCTGGAAATTCAGACAGAACTCAGGATACGACATATTAACATACCAATATGACTTCGGAGTCTGTCTAATAAAAAGAGGAAAAACAGAAAAGACGATACATCCCAAGACAACATACTCAGACTACATAAACAACGCTAAAGAAATAATCAACTTAAAAAGCACCAATGAAGATTTTTACAGAGCACTCAAAGAATGGTAAACAAGCAACACTCCTAGAGCTTTATACACCCACACAACTACAACTATCTGGTCTCTTCAAGCTGGCCATATTTGCCTCCTATGTGAAATAAAACACATAGAAACGAGAATACCCAAGTCTCTCGACTTGGGCATTATTATGAACCGCTATGTTAAGCATCCTGTTAAGGACGCTGGTTTTTACAGGTTACTAACGTTAATGGTCGCATAGTACAGGCCACCATCTTCAATCAGCTTCTTCCCGTAGCGGCACATGATGCCCTTCGATGGGGAGTAGCTGTTCGGGTCGAGAACCGTTGGGGTGCTCAACAACGGAATATAAGGCGCATAGAAGTAACCAGCATCCAGAACGCTTGATCCCTTGAAGCCCATCAGGATTTTGCAGTTCGGGAACAATGGGTCCTTGTAGAGGCGCATCTTGCCTTGGATCGTTCCAACGTTCATGATGCCGATGTCCACACCTTCGGTGTTCATGGCGTCTGAGGCGCGGAAGTCGTTGAGTTGCTCGAACTTCGATGCGATGTCGGCGCTCATAACCATCCAGTTAGCTGGGCCACGCAGTGTGGTCCGGTGGATGATATTAGCAACTTCGAGTGACTTGTACATCAGGGCGATGTTACGGTCAGTGAAGTTAACCGAGGCACCAGCAGCGGTAGCGAAGTTGTGATCGGCGCGGATGGCAGCAGCAATGATAAGGTCATTGATGATTTCCCGGTCGATTTCGGCAACCATTTCGTCGGCCATGAGGTCGGTCAGGGTGCTCTCAGCGTCAATGTTGTGAACTGACTTGAGGTCTTGAGCGGCTTCGAGGCTCCAGGAGGTCTTCAGCTTGCGGGTGATTGCGGAGACCGAATCACTGTCGATGCTGAGGGTGACTTCTGGTTGGAATGGGTTGGATTCCAGGTCATACTCGTAGTTGATGCGAGCAATTGCACCTACTGGGTAGATGCCTGCTGTGAGGCGGATGTTAACTTCGCCGGTGGCATGATTGAAGCTGGATGAGGCTTCGTTAACTGCCAGATTGGCGGTGAAGCTACAATCGCCGATGACAACCGTGTCGACAGCACCGTCGGAGTCGAAGGTGACGCGGAGACATGGTGTTGGGTCGTTACAAGCTGGGCTTGCTCCGGCTTCGTCGGTGTAGACTTCGACGGCTACTGTACCGGCGAGAACTGGGCGGTGAGCCAGTGTTTGTTGGACGTGGTTACGGTTTAGAATCGTACCGGTTTCACCCACAACCTGTTGTGAGGAGTAGTATGGGTCAAGAGCCCAGCCGTTGTTACGGGCGTAACTTTGGGCTGTGTTTTGGCGCATGATCTGTGTTCCGGCGACCGTTTGTCCTTTGGAGAGGGCGTAGCGGTAGCGGATGTAGAAGATGAGCGATGCTGGTTGGCTCATTGGCTGGACACCGACCAGGTTGTCGGCGATCAGCTTTGGATAGGATTTGCGGATGAGTGGGAGTGCAAACCGTGTGAAGTCAGCGATGTTCGCTGTCGTGGTTTGGTCTTCCAGGATCATGGAGCGACGTTCTGGGTTCCAGGCGTTGAACTGGTTTTCCAGGATGCTGGCCATGAGGCCGAATTTGGCCTTTGGTACTTCTTTGCATTTGTTGAGGACTGAGGCCCATTTGCCAACGAGTTGGTTTTTCTTGGACTCGTGGATGATGCTGGCCTTGTGGAGGTCCGTGGCGGCTCCAGCGATGGCTTGGCGGTTTTCGGTGAGGTGACGACGGCCTTGTGGGGCGCGTGATTGTGTTCTGGGTAGCATTTACTAACTCCGTACCTGTTCAGGAAAAAGTGTGTGAAATCGGTTTCTAGTGTCAGACGAGGTCCGTGTCCATGTTTGCCGCGATGTCCAGGACTGTAATGTTACTGGTCGGTCGGACAGTTACGTTACTTTGTCTTGGCTTCGAGGCTGGACGGCGCTCTTGGCTTTCGAGAAGAGTGGCGCGAGTCGTTGTCGGTTTGCTTTGACGCACGGTTGGTTCCATTCGGCGGGGTGAGCGGTTTTCTACAACCGGTCTGCTCGCGTTTTGGAATTTAGCGTTTTCAGCGACTAGGGCTCGGTTTTGCTTCAGGGCTTTTTCGGCGATAGCTGTCTTTCGATTGGCTTCGGCGACTGCTCTGTTGCGTTCTTCTGCAAGTTGCTGAGCTCGACGGTTGGCTTTTTCCAGAGCGGCGGCGGATTGTCCATTTGCAATACCATTCAGCTGGACGCCTTCGAGCAGTGCTCGAACGCTCTTTAGCTTGGTCATTGCTTGGGATTCGCTTAATGCCGACATTTTAGCCAGCTGGGTCTCGATCGCAGCGGATTTTGTCTCACAGAATATCTGGAGACGACGGGCTAGCTCACGCTTGTGAGCTTCCGTTTCTTCAACGCAGACCTTCTTGGTTTTTTCAACTGTGCTATTAAAATTAGCAGCAAATTGCTCTTGAAGACCTGTCTTGTATCTGTCCAAAGATTCAGCAATCGCATTTACCAATTCAGGCTTGCAACCAGACTTGGAGAGCAACTCTTTGATCTTATCCATTATCAGCTCCTATAGGGACCAGTTTAGCTTATTTTTGCCGAAATCCCTAAAAATATTCATACTCGGCACAATAGTCATATAGTATTTTTTTCTCAATTACCATCTTCATCGTCATCGTC